AACAATATCGTGTGTCATTTCATCTTCTCCAAGATAGCGTCTAAATTCTCACGTGTAGATAGCCAACCATAAATCTCTGTGTTATCTAGGTACTGCGGTATATTTTTCTGTCTTAAGTTACGACTAAAGATTACATATTCGTAATCATCTGTTCCATCTACATAGATAATGTCTTCGTACACATCTTTGCGTATGAGGTAGGTGCAGTGCACCACATCACAAATAATCAAGCCTTTAATTTCTTGCTTTAAGACTTGGTAATAGCGCATGTCATCAAGGTAATAACCGCGAACGTTTGCCAACAAATGAAAGTTTGAGTAGGCAGGTTGCTCAGAATCAGCCATGCGTAGCATAGGTGAAACCACAGGCAGGTTATGACTAACCATCTTGCTTAAGACATGAGGTTTGACAAAGTTATCTACATCTACAACCCAATAAAAGTCTGCCTCTGCGTGCCATGCACCTTCCACACTACGCTCGCGTATAGCACCTAATGCTTTAAAGCGTGTTGGGTTCCACTCATGTACGTCAAAATTTTGCACTGGTGCTTCTATGTTTTTATAGTCTTCAACGACAAGGCGATACCACTTGCGGTTTGTCTCTACCCAATCTTTGAGTATCTGCTCGGTGTTGTCGGTGTTGTTGTTACTACGCACATACAAAATCATTCTGTCCTTTGGGTAATCCCATTGTTCTAATGACTTAAGCCATGCAGGTAACATCTTTTCTTTCTGCTTGGCAAGTATGGCTACAAAAACAAGTGGCTTATCCAATCATCACCTCTTGCACCCGTCCACAAAAGCGACACTTAACGTGGGCGTAATCCCCACCTATTGAAACATCTTCTTCGTTTTCTTTTTCGCACGTGTTGCAATCCCACACAACAGGTACTGTATGTATTCCGTATGTCATTTTAATACCATCCTTTGTTGAGTTCGTGTTTGAGCGCCCAGCAGGCGCGTCCTTGATAACGTGTTTTAAGGTATAACAAACCCCACTCAATCTGCGTTAGCGGATTGGTCATGTAGTCTGCACCCATTGTCTTCATCTTACTAGCAGGTAGTGCTTGCGCAATACCATAAGCATAACCCTGTGAAGTCTTACTCCCTCGTGCTTTGTAATTCCAATGAGACTCCATTGTCCATAATGTATTAAGACATGAAGTTTGTATCTCATCTGCCTTGTATCTTGCCTTGGCGTATGCCTTTAAGTCCTCCACAAGTAAGACTTGAGAGGTCGCAGGCAACGCCTTAGCAGGCTTTAACGGCGTGCTAAGGGCTGTAAATAGACTTGAGGCTACTATTCCTACCGACAAGATTACTAGGCTGTCTTTCCTAAAACGTTTAATGGCTTACCTCCTAGAGTTGGGGCAGGGATACCTTGCTCTGTCGCTAACTTACGTATGTGTTCAAGTGTACTGTTATGATTGTTGTTTATTCTAGTCTTACCTGTCAATTGTAGGCGTTCATTTGGCAACGTGTTGCCGTAGATACCCCAATTAACTGTATCAAAATCAGAAAGTGCAAACTCAAGACATCTGTGTTGTAAGTCACAACGTGCGCAGAGACTAAGTGCGAGCACCGAGTTCTTAAACATCTGTGCATGGTCTGTTTGATTGTGGCTGGGTTCGGGGAAGAAGATTTCGGGGTCAACTTCAGCGCACAACGGCGTGTCATCAGGTCTAAGCATCTCCGTCTTCACGCCTTTCTAGTATGGCTGTAAGTGTGAGCGCCATCACAATTGTGAAGGCACTTAACCCAAGAATAAAAAAGAATAAATGTAAGTTACTCATTGTCGCTCACCTCCAGTTCAGATACTAGTTGGAGGTGAAGCGTGCGCCCACCTCCTAAGTCTTTGTCATTGCTTAAGTCAAAAAGTGCTTGGTCATAGCCCGCTTGGTAGGCAATTTGCACTACCTCGTGGGTTAAGTCAGCGACTCGTTGCGCTAACTTCTCGCCTAGTGTCTGTGTCATTCTGTCTCCTTGCCAAATACACTTAAAAAGGTTTCTACAATTCCGCTTGTATCTGCCCCTTCACTTTCTGCCAATTCAGATTGGCACTCATCACACGCACAACCTACAATGTAGAAATCTGCGTAGGTTTCCCCTGCCCCTAGTGCTGTCCACTCGGCAGGCTCTAGCCAATAAAAGACTTCTTCATCTTGCGGGTGTTTGGATAAATCTTTGCCCCTCCACTCTTCAGGAATAAGGGCGAAAGTTTTAACGGCTTCCGTTGTGTCATCTTTCCATTGAATACGCATTGAAACTGTTTCTATTGTGTTCATTCTTCCCCCATAAGTGCTAGTAATGAAGCGCTATTGTATGCGTTGATTATGCGATTAACATTCGCGTCAATTGCTTGCTGGTTCTGTTCTTCTGTTGGCTTGGCGAGTTCTTGCTCTAGTGCATTTTGACACACGCGAGCCTTTGCCCTCCAGTAATCTATGCGTCCTTGATTAACCATTATTTTTCCCCTCTTAGTTTTTGTCTTAAGTCATAATCTACGGGCTATCCGTAGATTAGTTTGCCAAAGATTGCGTATTGAACAATCATGTCTCCAAAACATGCGTCATAATCTTCAGGGTCTAGCGCGTGGCTACCGCAGTGTGTTTGCCCTGCCTTCAGTGCCAGTTCATAGCCCCTGCGTAGGTCTTCAACTGTTACGACATGGGTTTTACCTTCTTCCGCGTCATAAATCTTAACGTCTTGCGGATTGGCTACGAGTTCCCCGTCTTGCTCTTTCCATAGTTCAATGTCTTCGCCGTTTGGCTTGCGGATTTTAGGGCACCAGTACACCATGCCCGCCCCGTCTGCTCCCCATACTGCCTCCCACAATTCGCCCACTGTAAAGGTCTTTGTGATTGTTAGTGTGTCGTTCGTGTTCATGCTGGCACCTTACCCGTTCCGATAACTAATTGAACAACAACAAGCGCGTTACTGCGCGTGCTCATTTCTGTTTCTTTTGTTCCATTCTTGCAAATGTTCCACTCATTGTTTGAGTTGAGTTCAATGCTCCACTCGTTGCCCTTTCGGTCTGTTCCTATAATTTCTTTACTCATGCTGGCACCTCGTAACTTTCACAGATTGCTTGCACTGCGTCATTCAATTCGTTAATGAGCAGGGAAGCCTCACTATCGGTTAAGTGCTTAATCATTTTGCTGGTTAGTTTGCTTTGCCATTCAACTGCCATGTTCTGTCCTTTCGTTTCTTTGTCCTCGGTGAGAGGCTAAGAGAGAGGGTATACCTACCCTCTCCCTTCGTCAAGCACCTAAGGTTGTGTCGGAAAGTCACACTCTAGTAATGACTTAAGACACCAATGCCCCCCGCCCATGTAGTTCACGTGGTCAACGGCGTAGAACATAAGCACCAGCCCTACAAGGGCGGTGATGAACAGGACTACCTTGCCCCTTTGTGTAAGTTTCATGAATGAAATCCTCCCGCTAATAGTTTGGCTAATTCTTGTTCGGTTGCGTCAATGTTTGTGTCATAAGACACCCCGCATTTAGGGCAATCATACTTTGCCATTACTCCCACCCCGTAAGGGGTGAAAGTAACGCTGATTTCACTTGCACAATCGAGGCACTTCATACTTTCTGCCCTGCCTTGTATCCTCTTTGGTACTGAATGAAATTCTCCCATGAATGAAGCGTTCCCTCATCATTTATTGTCTGACTTAAGACATTAACAATTACGGGGTAATCCATGAGAAGAATGTCCGACTCCTGCACTAAGCCGAGCCCGTATCCTGTCTCACTGTCCCGCCCTGCTTTGCTTAATTGGTCAACGATAATTCTTAGGCAGTAGTTATCATCTGACCAGCGAGGTCTTGCCGTGTCCAGCGCTTGCGCGAGGTCTTGCCTCCATGTTGTCTCGCCCCAATGTGAATACAGATAGACGTACACGTCTCCCTCATCCACTTTGAAACAATAGTTAATGCGTGCTCCCATGTTAGGCACTCACCTTCCCATGTTGTACGGCTAAGCCCTTTAGGCGCTTGAATTCGGCAGGTGAGACAGTGATTTTCATACTCTCCCCATCATCGTAGCCACTTATTGCCCCGCGTCCCTCGTACCCTTCTTCAATCCAGCCGAGTATCTGCCCCGCGCTGGTTGTGCGTATCCACCCGCGCCGAGGGTTCCCGTTCGCGGTGTTGGTTGTGCCTATGTAGATTAGCATTGCGTGTCCTTTCATTTGGTTGACCCGTGTTAGTCAGCCACCCCCGCCCCGTGTCTTAAGACACGAGACGAGAGAAGCGGGCTAAGCGCTTAGGCGCTGGCGTAATCGTGCGAGTTGTTGCTTAGTTTCTTTTATTCGTGACTCATAAATTTTTATGTCCATTTCTAGGTTCTTCACTTGTTCCTCGGGCGTGTAGGTCTTAATCATTCCCTTGTCCTTTCTTATTCCTAGATTAGTTTCTAGGCTTAGGAGGAGGGTACTACTACCCTCCCCCCAAGTCAATCAACTAGTCTTGGTAATTCTGCCCGCATGAGTCACAACTGACTCCAGCGTCCAGCACCGTACGGCTGGCGCGGATTGAATTACCGCACCCGCACTCTGCTTTGATTAGGTTGGTGTTTCTGCCCTTAGGTTTTGCCTCCATTTGAAAGGCGCCTAGTTTCAAAGCCTCGCGAATTATCGCGAGTGGGATTGACCAGCGAAGAATTGCCTCGGGTGCCAATTTGGTGCTGGCGTATCCCTTGCCCTTAACCTCGGTGACATTCAATCCGAGAGACTCGGCTGCTTTCTTGAAATGCTGGTTGTGATACTGATTTGATGAACAATCCTTAACGCCGTTTTTGTTGTTGATTGAGTGTGCCACCTCGTGAAGAAGAGAGCCGAGAACTGACTCGGCACCCTCTTCGAAGATTTCACCATTAAGGGCGATTTCATGGAAACCTTCACCCTCCGCATGCCATGCCTCCCATGTCGTGAAATGTGCGCGGGCATTTTTGAGATTACGAGTCACGAGAATAGTTGCACGAGGTGCCCCCGTCTCGGTCTTGATGATTTCATGCGCTTGTTCAAGTGCAAGTGTGATTGTGGAGAGTGTTTCTACTTTCTCAACTGTCTTCATGTTGTCCTTTCTTATGCGAGGATTTCTCGCATGTCACGAGTTTAGGACATAAGTCACGACGTGTCAACAATCAAATGCAAACTATTTTCTAGACTTCAACTTTAGACAATAGCAGGGCAAATGTCCATTCCAGTTGGAGGAGACAAGTCGGGCAAATCGGACATGACTTGGGGGCAGGGTTGAAAGGGCTGGGATTGAGTGTCCCCCCGCCGTGCCCCGATAACTTGCCCATTCGCCCCAAGATGATACGAATTCCGCCCCGATACGTCCTAATAGGAACCTCCAGCCGTGACTTAAGACATGAGTCGGGACGGGACTCGGGCAGATAATCTTGTATCGGTATAAATAGGACTTAAGACACAAAAAAGACAAAACGGACATAAGGCAACCCGAGGGTTTTTAATGCGCGCGCGTACCTACCGTTACTATCAACCCAAATATTTTTTCTAAATGGGCGCCCCTTAAGCAGTATAAAATACTGACTATACAACGTGTGATGCATATCACACACCTTAGGGCGGGATAAACCAATAAAACACCACCTTAATATAAGTAGGGGTTAAAATAAAACAACTCTACCCGTTCGGCTCTAAGCACACCGAGCCTCACAGCGAGGTTGCTGTTGAGACGAACGGCTGTGTTCGCAAGGCTTTAGGGCCTTGCTCCACAATTGAAATGAACGAAGGCGGCCTTAGGGGCCGCCGTAGTGAATACCCATAAAAGACGCCCTAGGGTGCAGATGGGCGTCTTTATATTAGGGGGTTTTAAAAATTATTAACGACAAGAGCAATAGTTATAAACTCGCACCAGGTGCCACGCTTTCTGCACCTGATGCTAAGAAGCGCCTTGTCGCGCTTATTGAAGACGGCATCACGGTTGAAGACGCATGCCGCGCTGTAGGGAAGTCGGTCAAGTCCTACGAGTATTATCGCGCTAGTGACCCACAGTTTAAAGAAGCCATTGACCTCGCTCGCGTCATTAAAAAGCGAGCAGGTAAAGTATCTGACGAAGACAAAAATATTACTTTTGAAGAGTTTAGGCTCAAGTATCTAAATAGCCAGACCTTTCCGCACCAACGTAACATTATCTCCCTCCTTGAAGACGGGGAGCCAGCCTGGCTACACGGCAACATGATTTACGAGCCTGGCTTTAAAAATTATGTCTTATGTAACATGCCTCCTGAGCATGCCAAGTCTATGACCGTCAGTATAGATTTTGTGACCTACCTCATTTGCACAAACCCCAACGTCCGTATCAAGTTGGTATCTAAAACACAACAGATGGCAAAGGAATTCCTCTATGCTGTCAAACAAAGGCTTACCTCCCCGCAGTGGGCAGAACTTCAAAGACGCTACGCTCCTGTTGAGGGCTACAAAGCAACTGCTGAAAAGTGGACCCAAGACGCCATTTACATTGAACGCGACTCAGGTGAAAAAGACCCTACCCTTCAGGCTTTGGGTATCGGTGGTCAGATTTACGGTGCACGTGCCGATTACATTATTTTGGACGACTGCGTTACTTTGGCTAACGCTAACGAATACGAAAAACAAATCCGTTGGATTCAACAGGAAGTCATTACCCGTGTGGGACCAACAGGAAAGATTTTAGTTGTTGGCACTCGTGTAGACCCTGTAGACATGTATCGCGAGATGCGTAACCCTGACCGTTACCCAGACGGTACCTCGCCTTGGACTTACCTGGCTATGCCAGCAGTTCTTGAGTTTGCAGATAATGCCACAGACTGGGTAACGTTATGGCCTAAGTCAGACCGCCCTTGGTCAGCAGATGAAACCCTTGCTGATGAAAATGGCCTCTATCCTCGTTGGGATGGAATCAATCTTAAAAAACGTCGTGGTGTCTTAGACCCAAAGACATGGGCAATGGTTTACCAACAACAAGATGTTGAGTCATCTGCCATCTTTGCTCCTGAGTGTGTACGCGGTTCTGTATCTGGAATGAGACCTATTGGTCCTCTTATGCCAGGCGGCCCAGGTCAACCCGATATATTAAATGACCAATACATTGTGGCTTCTATGGACCCAGCAATGTCTGGAGATACTTTTTCCGTTATTATTGCTGGAGATAAGACAACCCAGAAGCGCTACTTGCTAGAAGCATCACGTATGCCTGCTCCTACACCAGCACAGATTAGAGACTTAATCTTCAGTTGGACAGAAAAGTACAAGCCTAAAGTTTGGGTAATTGANAAGAACGCTTTTCAATTGTTCTTGACTCAAGATGAGCAAATCAATAAATTTCTTGCAACGCGAGGCATCCGCCTCGTTCAGCANTACACGGGCAATAACAAGATGGACGNGGAATTTGGCGTAGCATCTATGGCACCACTATTCGGAACGACGGACAACCAAGGCAAACACATAAAAGGTTCAAATCTCTTGGAGTTGCCTCGTTCCGATAACGAACACATCAAGGCTCTTATTGAGCAATTGATTACTTGGTCTGCAGGCACGAAAAGTAAACAGGACGGACCAATGGCTCTCTGGTTTGCAGAGACCCAAATGCGTGACTACATCAATCAGATGGGCGCATACGGCGGTTCTTTTGTAAAGAACCCATTTGCTACAAAGGGACAAATTGCTAGACGCAAAGTTGTCAACCTAGAGGAATACGCCAAACTCCAAGAGGAGATGGCAAACAACGGAGGAACTTGGTATGGCGCTGGATATAGATGAGTTAGGTGTTAAGGTACGCAAACTGCGTGACCACTACCATCTTCGCGATGCTCGCTGGGCTGACCTATTGTCAATCCGTCAAGGTAACATCAATCAAGTCTTTCCCGAACTATTCTCATCAGACTTTCCAAAGCCAATGGTGGCAAACTTCATTGACATTGCTGCTCGCGATGTAGCAGAAGTTATTGCCCCGCTACCTGCTTTTAACTGTGATACAACAGATGCTATCTCAGACCGTGCACGTAAGCGTGCCGATAAGCGCACAATGATTGCCGCTGGTTACCGTGACTCTTGCAACCTTCAAACTCAAATGTACACAGGTGCTGACCGCTATGTAACTTTTGGTATGCTTGCATTTGTTATTGAGCCAGATTTTGAAAACAAGCGTCCAATGATTCGCATTGATAACCCGATTGGTGCTTACCCAGAGTTTGACCGTTTTAATAAGTTGACTTCTTACACACGTCGCTACAACAAGACAGTCCGTGAACTTTGCAACGAATTTCCTGAGCATGAGCCAGTTATTCGTGGTCCTTATGAACAACGCGGTTCAGAACGTATGCTTGAAGTATTTCGTTATGTAGACAAGAACGAAACAATTCTTTTTGTTCCAGAGCGCAAAAATCTTATTCTTGACCGCGCTAAAAACTTTATTGGCGAGATTCCAGTTGTTATTGCCGTACGTCCAGGCGTAGATTCAGATGAACACCAACGTGGTCAATTTGATGACATTATGTGGGTACAAGTTGCACGCTCACGCTTTGCAACACTTCAACTAGAAGCAGCACAGAAGTCAGTACAAGCACC